TTTGATTGGTGTTTCAGGTCAACAAAGCATCAGAGGGTCTCACCTCGGCTCGCCGAACTTGTTGAGCGCCTCGACCACGTACCGATCAATCAGCCGGTCAATGACACCATCACCGGGGGTCAGTGCCTTCAAGGCATCGGGCACACTTTCGCGCAGGTGCTGGAACACATGCACCCTGAAGGTGTCGGAGCCGACCTTCGCGCCGTGTCGCATGCCGCTCTCAACGCCGGTGATGATTGCCTTGTGCAGGCTGTCCTGGTGGGCCTGTTCAATGCGTATCCCGGTCGCGGCGGTGAACGCCCCTGTCGCGCGGTTGATGATGAACGTCAGCACAAGGCCGAATATCGTGATGATGCCCGTCTGCACCTGTTCGCTGGCCAGAAGGCCGGTAAGAAAGTCCATGTCAGTTCCTTTCGGGGTTGATGTCAGAGTTTCGCCATTTGGAAATGCATCGCGTCGGCACCCCACAGGCGCACCGCAGGCAGCCATCCGTGGCTTTCCATGATGTCGAGAAACGGCTTGTACTCAGCGCCGCAGAACAGCGCCTTGGGGCAGCGGGTGCGCAGTCCGTTGGGCGCTGCAAAGATGTCGATTGCACAGCCATAAGCGTGCATCGACCAACTGGTGCCGCCGCGCATCCGGCGGGGGTTGTAACCTCCAGCGTAGCGATCAAGGCCGAGGCGGCGCCAAACGGTGTCTCCGTAATGCTCATATACCTCGGCCAGCGCAGCGGTCAGGGCGGGCGCGCATTTCTCGTGGACGCGCAGCCGGGTGACCGTCGTTCCCAGATCCCAGTCCAGCCGCATCGGCGCAGGCGCGGTGGCAGTGGCAAGGCGCTGCTCGACGGTGCCGCCCGGGCCCGGCGATCCATAGAACGTCGTCACCTCACTTTGCCGTGGCAGCTTGGCCGGGGTCGGGCGATCATGCAGAGTCGTGCGCGCCACATCGGCCACCGTACCCGCCTTGGCGCTTAGCCAGCCTATCAGCGCCTCGCGGGTGTTGTGCCCGACAAAGCCATCCACAGTGCCCGCCTCATGCCCTTGCGCGTTCAGCACAGCCTGCGCAGCGGCGATCAGGCGCCGGTGCCACGGCCAGGGTGTGTGGTTCACCCCGGCGTTGCGCTCGATGATCTGTGCGGCCTGCCGGGTCAGCGGTCCGGCATCACCGTCGATCGCACCGCGATAGTATCCCGCCGATGCCAACAGCGCCTGAATGTGCGTCATTTCCATGTGGTTCTCCATGTCTGGAAACCCCGCTGGCGGGGCTGGTGGGTTGCGATGTGAGTGGATCAGGGCTTTTCAGGCCGCTGGGAAAGGATCGCCTTGATTTCTGCGATTCCTTGCTGAATTGCCCGCAAATCTGACGATTGCCCAGCCTGCTGAATTTCCAACGTCCGCAATCTCACCTCACGGCCCTGGGCAGCAGTCTCCATGATCTCGATTTGACGCTGCGATGACGCGAGTGTCGTTTTCATCGTCGTGACCATGCCCACAGCAGATGTCGCCACCAGCACAATCGTGGTCAGATTCCCTATCGACCAGTCCATATTCAAGGCCATTAAATATTCCCTTCGATCTCATCCATAACCGTCAACAGCCCGGCAAACACCGCCACAGCGGCGGTCGCTAATTCGGCTCTGGCCCGCAACGTCTTCACGAACGCTTCGGCCTCGGCAGGCAGCGGGTACGACACATGGGCGGTCGGCAGTCCCGCTCTGCCCATCGTCGCCGCCAGCACCCTGCCACCGCGCCTGTGCGCGCCGTGCAGGACGTAGCCAGCCGCGTTGATCGCGTCTGCACTGGTGAGGCTGGCGGCAAGCGCCCGTGCTGCCTTACCAGGTCGCGGCGGGGGCAACAGTGCAAGATCAGCGTCTAACAGCGCAACGCGGGCCAGATGAGCGGGGTGAACACGGTCGATAACCAGATGCACCGCACGGAACGCGGCCAGCCAATCAGCCCATTCCTGCGCAGTGATGGCACCCGCCGCCATACGCTGGCCAACGGCGTGTGCTTCACATGCGTGATGCATATCTTTGGTGGCCTCATAAAGCGTCATCATACCTGCAACAGCTTCGCCGCGCGAAACAGCGTGTCCATTTCCGCAGGCGTATAATCCAGCGCGGCCCCCAGTGTGCCCATCAGCGGCGACATTCGACGCCATTCCGAGGCGTTCTTGATCGCCTCTTTCGTCGCCCAGGGAGTATCGGCGTGTGCGGCAAGAGCGTCCAAGGCAGCAACAGCAGTTTCACCCAAAGCCAGTCGCCCTTGCAGTGGCGATACAACCATTCCGGCCCGCTCTATTTCCAGCAGTTCCGCAGCTGTTGGCGCGTCTTGATTTTGGCTTGCAGTGAAAGCCGCAAGGGCCTGCGCCGCCGTGGCATCCACCGGCATCCAGACAAGAGTTTGCGGGCCATCATCGCCATCCTGCAAGGTCCAGCCGGTGGTTCCGTTTGTCAGTGTTGCTGCCATTGTCATTTTACATCCAACTCACATAAAAGGTCCGGGCACCACCAAGGCGGTTTTCGATCTGTATATCAGCCGCGCGAGCCGAGACTGTAACGTCGCCATCAACTCCGGTTGTGCCGGTCAGTGTGCCAGTGGTTGCAACCAGATTAGCCCCGTGACCAGCGAATGACAGTTTGCTTGCCGATAGGGATGCGCCGCAGGAATACCCAACTATTCCACCAGCCGCGACGATAAACGCTGTTCCATTTTGCACAGTCACCGTAAGGAACCCGCCAAGCCTCGGGGGAACAATCGTGGCTACGGCATCGTCAGCTATGATAAAACCAACGCCATAGGACTCTGACACAATACGAGGGGAAAAAATTATACCACTTTTGCTCAGGATGTTTGCAGGTTGTGACAATCCGCCCATATCTGTATTTGAATTAAAGGAAATGACTCCTCCAATCATAACACTAATGTCGCTCGGACTATTAGACGCGCCTCGCTTGTAGTTCTCCGGCGTTACCTCCAGATCGGTAAGCAATCCCGTTTCTACTACGCTGATTGATCCGCCATTCACTGCTTGCAATCCATGAAGCGTTGCCCCGGTTCCAGTAGTAGAGCCTAGGGTTATCGCCCCTCCGGTCTGCGCTCTCGCGCCGACTATTGTAGCGTCGTTTATATCTCCGCCGCTAACAAGAATCTGGGCTTGCGCACTGGCTGCAATGTTATACGAAAAACCATTAAAACCACACACGCGTCTGTAGGTTTCTGCGGGCAAACGCACAGATACTAATGCAGCCGAGGCAGCCGAGGTAATTATCATACCGTAGCTTTGCGGTGTGTATTCGCCGCCAAGAAAGGTCATATCCACTGGAACTGTACCAGAGTTCAAACTGAAAACAACGCCCTCAATCACAGGCATTACGCTGTTAAAACCATTAAAGAGCGCGTGAGCATTGCCGCCGACTGCCCTGGTTAAGGCAGTTGGATCTACCGCCACAGTGGTGTCTTGTGCTGTGATGGTAATAAATCCCAGGTTAATTCCAACCACGTTTATTTGCTCGGCCATAACATGACCGGATAGAATGTTAAGGGTAATTTTTAACTGGCCCACTGTCTGCCAATTAGCTGGGTACGTCGGCGAAAGACGCGACACCTCTTCAAGTGCCGCGTTGATTGTCGGGTAGTCACCACTCGCGCCAATTGTATATGACGCGCTTTCGCTTAAAGAAGTCAAAGCCGATGAAGATTTCCATTCAAAATCGTCACCCGATGTTGGAAACCGTATAGAGTCATAAACCTGACCATCTTCTGCCAGAACGCTGCCACCCGGATACAGCCCAGCGTCAGGAAGGTCCGCGAAAACACGTTCACGCATGTGAGGAGACTGATCAACGCGCCCGCTGATGAACTTTCCAAGGGTCATGTCTCGACCCCGATATGCTCAGACGAAAGTTTTTCTTCTGCCGTACCAATGATGTCGAACACATTAGCCAAGGATGCAGTGACCCGAAGCCTGTCGCCATTGGTGCCTGCCAATACGCGCTTCAAAAGCGACAAGCCTTGCACAGGAATGGCCAGCGTCTCGCCAGCGGGGATAGCTAAAACTGCCAGCGATAGCGTCACCCCTGCCTCCGTCAGGATTTGCACCGTAATGGTAGCGGTTGCCGTACTTTTATTCCGGCAATATATCGGTGTAAGGAAAAACACCTCACCGGGCCGGATGGCGCGGGCAGAATCGGCCGGGTCACGACCTGTAAAGGTCAGGCTGGGATCGGGCACCGAGAAATCCGGAGCCTCAGCAATCGTCGTTGCTGCGGCTGGTACGTTCAGCTGAATGACGGGAATTGCGCGCCCCGTAGACGGCGTTTTGCAGGTGATGCGGGGCATATTCAGAAACTCCTTGCGATAGCGGAACGAGTGGCGATGCGGCGCACCGCCTGTTCAAACGGCGGGCCCCCCAGTTCTCCGGTGTCTGCCGAAATTGTCAGACCACCAACAAACAGGGCGTTGCCCTGATCGTCTTGCCCAGACGCGACGACGACGCCCTCGTTGGTCTCAAGGATGCTGTCCTGAATGGGTGTGGCGTTGGCAGCGGGCGGGATCTTGGTCAGCGCGACCCCAGACATGGTTGCAGACCATGTGTGGCCGATACTCGTGATCTTGGACGGCTCCTTGCGTGTAACCGGCGTTGTCAGCGTGGCGTTCAAAGCCGCGACCAGCGCAGTCACAATGGTATCAGATGCAGCGTTGACCCCGCCTAAAGCGTTGATGCTGTCTCGCATGTGGTTGAAGCTGAAAACGAAGGCATCCAGCTTGTCGGCTGAAAATGCGCGCGCTCCAACGGTGTTGAACTGACCCTTTGCAAAGTCAATCAGCGGCTGTTCGTTCGCGTATTCCAGAACCCATCGGATGCAACGCAGAAAGAGCAACGCGTCGGCACGGGTATACGCTTCATCCTCGGCGTTCCACGTCGTTGTGTAAGAACCTGTTACGAGAGCCGTCCACATATTATTGACAATCGTTGCCGATGCTGCCTCGATTGCGTCATCAGCGGCAACCTGCACCGTCAGGGTTGCCCCGGACGCCCCCGGTATTACGATCAGCCGGAAACCATCGGCCTGCATTGAAAAGTCACCGAACTGGGTGGAACAAGCTGACAAAATTCCCTGCCCGCCGGTCAGAGCAAGATGGTGCTTGTGAGACCACATTGAAACCGCGTTGACCGCGTTGTAGAGGCCACCGTTCTTGGCACAGTACCCAATGCCGTTTGGCGTCACTGGCGTAGCCCCCCACGCCATGATGTTAGGGAACGTGCTGTACTGACTGCACACGGCGCCGTCGGCCAGGATCACTCCGCCCCCGCGCCCGATGGCCGGGTTGCCGTTGGCACGGTCCAGTGGCGGGGCAACAAGGCCCCACGAAACAACCGTTCGCACAGCGATCTTGTGGACGTAAGGAACACGGCGAATGACTGCGCCCGGGCGAAACGAAGCGAAGAAGCCCTCGGTCGGGTTTGTCAGACTGTCAACTTGGAAGCCCTCTGAAAGAACGCCTTCGACAAAACAGCCTGAACCCATGCGGAAAAGGTTGCGCTCTTCAAAACCCGCTGCAGGCCGCATGATCCACGCCCGGTGCACTGACCGGATCACAGTGTTGTCGGGCATGTCCAGATGGCCCTGTGTCACCGCGTCGCTGTTGGCGCCCAGAAGGTCGATCAGCGTCAGCTCGCCCTCGCGCGTTGCCGCAATTTCCAGAGCCCGCTCAATACTGGCGACAGCATTTGCAGGAGACCCGCCAAACAGCGCGTTGCTACCGTTCTCCTGCACATAGATCGTGTTTGCGATGTTCGCAGCTGAAGCGCTGGTTATGCTGCCTGCGTTGTTCCATTGGGAATTAGCCCAGACAAAAACAGTGATTTGCTCGCCCGCCAGCAGGCCCCAAGTGCTCCCGTCAACAGGGGCAGGATCACTGTCAGCAGTTGGTCGATCTGCTATGTTAGCAGATGCGCCCATAGTCAGCGCAAATTGCAGGCTAAAACCGGCGTCGCCTTTTAGGCCAGTGAATCCCCGAGGTCCGCGCGATCCAGTAAGCCCGGTTGGGCCAAGCGGCAGCGAAAGGAACGCATCGCGCAAATCCAGCTTCGATATCGGCTTTTTTGCTGTGGACCTATCGCCTGTTGGCAGGGCGCCAGAACCGCCCTGACCATCGCCAGTATAGCCCTCATAGTCGCGTAAAACTCGGTTTATTTTTGCGGTGAAATCTGTGGGCATTCATGCCTCCGTGCAGAAAAAGACTAACAAAAAAAGACCATACTTCGGATATTTTGCCGGTCTAAGTTGTTGTTATATTGACAGGTCCAACCGCTGCCCCTTCAACGCCAGAGACATTCGCGGCTGCGACCCAATAGTTGTAGTTGGTCGCTGCTAAAACTGTGCTGTCCGTGAATTCTGATATCTGACCCGCAACACCGCCCGTTGTTCCGACCAATGACGCGCCGGAAAAAAGTGACGCTGTGCTGCGATAGATGCGCAGATTTGAAAATGGAGCAGCTGGGTTACGCCAGCTTGATAGTACAGAGCCAGTACCGTTTGAAACAACAAGCTCAATCGGAGTGCCAGGCGGTGTTGCGTCGACTTGGATCGTCAATTTATCGACATCTTGCCACGGTGGAATATTTGTCAGAGTACCCGAAAGGCGCGCTTGAACGTCATACTCTTCTCCATCTTCAAGAGCACCCGACTGAGATCGATATCCGCTGTTGATCATGTTGATCCAAAAGAATTCACCAACTTCTCGATACCGAGCCTCCATGCTGATATCAAATCGTCCAGCGATAGGTGTAGCGATTACCTCTAAAATTGCCTGCTTGTTATCTGAGGTCACCCTGATCAGTCGCTGAGTAAGCACTGCGGTCAAGGTTGGAGTGATATCGGTCTCAGATGCTGGCAAAGGAGTCGGGGGTGACCCCTCTTCGGCAACTGTCCATGCTTCCGATGCACGGTCAACGCGCGCAAGCTCAATGCTGCATTTCATATCAATCGGGTTGAAGTCATGATTCATCACTTCGTATTCGCCCGCGATAACCCGCCCTGATCCATCCTCGGGGCGGTAGTCAATAGTAATCGTGTGACGCTGGCCTACAGCTGCGGGAAACCTTGCTTTAAGACCCACCAGATTGGTTATGATCTCAATCTTGGCGCGGTTGTCGTCATGTATCTGTTGCTTTGCCAGCCTACGAGCTTGTGACCGGTTTGGGCACATTTCCATGTTGTACTCTTTCACTACCTCGCCCTCAATTGCCAGTCGCGCGGTGTCCTTCCACGCGTCAACCTCGGTCACGCTATAATTTTGAGATGCGTCCATGTGGAACACGCGCAGAACGTTGTAGCCTTCGCGTTCGCTGATGGCCTCACTCGACCTGACCATCTCAATGTCTTTGGCAGTCAATGTACAAGCCGAGGTACCAAAGGGTCCTCCAATCAACCCAATCTTTCCATTTTGCTGCTCATAGGCGCGAATTCCACTGCTGCCGTGCATGCGGTCAAGCACGTTGATAGGTTCCTCGTCAAATGTCCAATATCCCCAGAGGCGCAGGTTTGGCGCCGTGCCTCCTGCAAGCTGCGCGATGGCAAGATCAGCCACATCAGCCATCTCAGACACGTTGGCCCAGTCGATGTCCACAGTGTCGAGCCGGTAGCCATCAGGGTGAGTCAGGAAGTGCGCAATGATTAAAGCTGCATTCTCGCCATATACGTTAGACGAATTGCGAGGATCATAGATCGCTTGCCCTTTGATCACCCACTGCAAGGACGTGTTGTAGGACTTTGGGAAAATCGTCGAGAAGTTTTCTGGTGGGGGTGCGGCCATCCTCACGTAAAAAGTGGATTGACCTTCTATTTTGCGATTAACGTCCCATATAGTCAGATCGCTGATGGCATTTGAGTAGTCACCTCCAAGCGCGCTGCCGTCTCGGGTCTGCACGTTGACAAACCCAACCAACTTTCCCGCCGTGATGTCACCGCCCGCGCTAACTGTCTCGGGCGATCCATCAACCCAGAAAGCCACAAACTCATCAATCTTTCCGTGCGACACCAAAATGATCTGATGAAGTATTCCCGCCTTTACCTCGAACAATGCCCGAATGCCGCCAGTTAGGTTCTCTCCGACAAATACCCGGCGCGGCGCATCGGTCTGATTGATGACCGCCTGAATTTCCTGAACGGGTCGGCTGATTTTGGGCTGCAAAGCGCGCTGTATGAGGGTTAGAGCCAGACTTACGGCAAGCCTCGCCAGACCAGCACCGATTGAAGCTGCCGCTGCAGCGCCGAATCCCACTGACGCGGCGAGAAATGCACCGAAGGAAGCGATGGCCCCGATTATCGCTGTAAATATGGCCATCTAGACAACCGCCTTGAACATCTGAACTTCTGCCACCGCATAGCCGCGCCGGTCAAGCAGCCGCTGCACCGCGCCCCCGGCACAACTCATCTTGATCATGCATGCGCCACGCTCTTTTGCCCAAGCCTCAAAAGTGGCCAGCAAAGCCATACCGCTCCGGTCGCGCGCGAACCAACCCAACTCCCATGCCACCGGATCAGGACTGACAACGGTCGCGCCGATCTGGCCCGCGATAAATCCGCCGACCGATACGAAAACAGCGCCGCTGGGGGCATGGATCAATCCGGCGAAGGTTTCTCCGGTCTTAATGCGGCACACACGCTGTGGCCCGCCCACAGACGCTACCAGCGCCTCCACAAGGTCAACGCAACGTGGTATGTCAGCCTCAGTCGCGGCGCGGATCACGACCCCGGTACCCACACTATGCTTTTGTCCTTCAACGACGCCAACAAAGCCAGTCCCGTGTCGCCAGGATAGCGCGCACGCTGGTCCGCATCCGTCCAGCGCCCAAACGGGGCCTTGCCCTGCCGCGACATGCGCCCATAGGCTTCCAGCTCAATACTGCGGTTTTCTGCCGATGACGTGCTTCGCATGTCTTTCATCTGACCCACAAACATGCTGATAGGATCACCAATTAACCGGCCCTGATGTTCGCCATCGCGTTCCACCGTCGAGAACAACTGGTAAAAAACCTGACACCGGCGGCTGTTGACCTCGATGCCTTGGTTATCACAACGCGCCACCATCTGCGGCGATGCGTTGGGGATATCAAAGCGCACCATGCCTGCGCTCATGCCATAGGTCAGCGAAATGGCCGATATCTTGATCACGTCGCCCGTACCCTGGTATTCGACGCCGCCCGCTGTCAGCGGCCCATATCCCAGCCACCAGTTTTGCGGGTTCGTGCGGAAATCCATCTGGCACAATATCGTGCAGGCAATATCGCCGCGCCGCAAATCTTCGTCTGAAATGTCATGAATGCTCATTCAGAACGCCTCGACAAAAGACACGTTGCCAAACCGCACAGGCTCAAAGCTGGCGCCGATCTGATCGCCGCTTTCCATTTTGCATTTCAACGCAAGTTGATCTACCACAACGACTTTGTTGATGGTGTGCGCCCCGCGAATATTCGGCATAACCGACACCCGGATCGCGGTTTCACTCTCTGCGATGGCTGAAACCTTCACCACTTGATACAATCTGTCATCCAAGGTGATGTAATGCCCAGGCCAAAGCTGCGACAGGGCGGGCTTGTTGATGTCGAGATAGCTGTCCCGGTGCGCCGCCGCCACGCGTAGTTTGAACCCGTCGAAGGGTGCGCCATCCCACCCCACATGATCAAAGGTATATTCTGGCGCGGCTGCGTTAGGCCTGATCATCCGGCCCGTGTCATCGTTCGGTCTGGCCTGCACGGCCACCGGCACGATGCACGTTGCGCCCGCCGCTTCCATTTGCGTCACGAAAGCCGACAACGCCAGTTGCGCCCGAATATCGGTGGCGATCAGGCTCATGTCGAGCTTCCAGAACCCGTTCAACGCCGGGACGGCAAATGTTTCGCCGTCGATGTTGGTGAACGGCTGATATCGCAGGCCAGTCAAAGACGGCACCGAGGTCCGCACCCTTACCGGGTGTGGGAAAGCAACATCCATCATGCACCGCCCTTCAGGTATTGCATGTCGGCCATTGTTCGATTGTTCGACGCGATGCTTGTTTCGGCCACACGAACCGACACGCCTTGGATCTGGTTCATTTGCTCGGCGGTGAAGCCGGATGGCGCATGCAGCATGATGTTGACGGTCTGGTTTCCGCCTCCGTTCCTTGTGTGATCGACCACTGTTTCTTGCGGGTGCATCATCGCCAGAAAACCACCTTTGCCGTCCAACCCACCCGACCGCGCGGCGTCACCTGTATAGCCGCCACCGTCAAACGACTTAAAGATGCCGCCCAACAGCTTGCTGAATAAACCGCCGCCGCCGCCCGCAGCCCCGCCGCTAAAAAGACCGCTGATCAGACTGTTGATCCCGCTGGCTAAAATCTGCTTTGCCAAGTCCTTGATCACGTCGGCAATCTTGCGTGATCCAAAAGCAATGTCGGCCACCAGGTCGCCAAA